GACGGACACCTGACCTTGGGCAAGGCCCTCACCCTCCCGCGTGTTTCCGGACACCCCGCCGGGGCGGAGACACCACGGGCGGAGTCCCTCGTGGTCCACTACGATACCACGGTGGATTCAGTGGTCTCGGGGACGACGGTGGTGGACATTTCGGGGAATGGGATTAATGGGACCCTCAATGGGGATGCGGCGTACTCATCGACGGACCGAGCCCTCACGTTTGATGGCACGGGGGATTACGTGAGTGGGACACTTCCGAGTAGTGCCGATGGTGACTGGGTACATTCCATTAGCATGTGGTTCAAAGCAGATTCATTTAGAACTGATAGAGACTCTAACACTCTATTCTACGGAGGAGGTACATCTGTCTCTGCCAATAACATGACATTTTTGAGAGTCAATGGCGGAACTGACCCATACATAGCGTATAACGATCTTGGTGCCGTAGTACAAAAATATATGTCTGTATATACGGGCGTTTGGTACCACGTAGCTGGAACGTATTCTGGAGGTGGTTGGTCTAATACAAAATTATACATAAACGGTACTCTCGCAGCTACAGGTTCAACTGATACAACTGAACTTACTTTAACTGCTTCTTCATCTTTCTATGTAGCAAAGTCTATTAATAGTTCTAATCCTGCATTCGACGGTTCCATCTCCAACTTCAAACTCTGGGACGTCGCCCTCACGGCCGAAGAGGTCGCCGCCGAGTACGCCCTAGGACGCACCGGGAAATCAATCAATCTCACTGATACGGCCCTCTGCCTCGGGGGCACGGTGCCGAGGGCACAGTTGGATGTGAGGGGGTCGGCAAGGTTTGGAACAATGAACGTCGATGGCAACGTCGGCATCGGGACGACGACTCCATATACCAATTTACATATAAAGCGCAGCGATGCGCCAAGTGGTACAATAACAGCGGACGACTATTACTTGTTACTGGGACATAATGAAAATGGTGTGGGTAAGGAGTGGCGTATAGGATTTGGGTACAATATATCTACGACTAATGTTCCGCCCGCATATATCGGTTATCATGAAGAATATAACAGTTCTAGTACGTATGGTGATTTAGTCTTTGGTGCAAGGACAAATGCAACCGGTAGCACCCAAGCGACGGAACATATGAGAATTACACATGACGGCAGCGTCGGGATTGGGGTGACGGACCCACAATCTGGTCTGGTTTATCGTCAACCAAATCTAGACTATCAAAACGGTGGAGGGTTTAGATTTATACAACCAGGTCAAACAGATTATTGGAATATAGGTGCAGTAAGTAGTACTAATGCGGATTTTGCACTTGGTTATAATGGAAGTTCTAGGGGTTATTTCAAATGGGATGGTGTAAACGAAGAACAAAACTTCACCGGTCAACACAGAACCTTCATCAAAGATATACCATTTTCCCAAGCGGGTGACTTAGAAGGTCTCATCGTTTCTTCGGATCAAAATAAATACATTAAGATGAGCGGCGGTATTGAAGCTGGGTCGAACGCCATCACGACGAATGAATCCCTTCCGGTGGTCTCCCTCTCCACAAAGGCGAACGACAAAAAATGTTTTGGAGTCATTTCGGCATCAGAGGACCCCGAAGAGCGAAGTGATGTGTTCGGTAGTTTTGTGACGCCGTACGAAAAAGAACAAGGCGACACCCGTGTCTACATCAACTCCGTCGGTGAAGGTGCGATGTGGGTCACGAACACCAACGGCCCCCTCGAGTCGGGTGATTACATCACGACGTCCAACGTCGCTGGCTATGGTCAGAGACAGGACGACGACGTTCTTCACAACTACACCGTGGCCAAGATTACGATGGACTGTGACTTTAACCCACCGAACATCCCGGTGCAACGCATCCTTAAGGAACTCTCCAACATCACCTACTGGTACCAATTGGAAAACGCCACCTCTAACGCGTATGACCGCACCGAAGAGGAGACGTACTACACGGTGGACCGTCGTGTGGAGGTCCACGGACACGTCGACGAACAATCCAACGTGTTCGTCGAACCCGCGCACGACCTGGAGTTGTACACGAGAACCCAAGAGAACACCGTCACCGAAGAGGTGTACAATGCCCTCCCAGAGGATGAACGGGTGCTCTACGACAGCAACACGTTCACGTACATTCAAGTCACCGAAATCAGTCCCGAGGTGTGGGCGGACCTCGACGAGGAAGAACAAAACACGTACACGCACCAGTATTTCAACGTCTTCTTGGACGAGGTCCCTTCGGACACCCCTGGTGCGGTGGAACGCACGCGCACCGTTTACAAGAAAGTGGTCAAAGAAACAAAGGTGGAACCGGCGACACCGGAGGACTACCTCTCAGAGGTGCGTCAGGAATGGGTGAACGTCCTCGACGAACACGGTCAGCTTCAGTGGGAAGACGTCCCGTGGGGTGAGACCGAGCCCGCCTACAAAATTAGATATCTCGACGCCGACGGCAACTTCACGACGCGCCACAACGCGGTGCATCGAGCCGCCTTCGTCGGTGTGACGTACCACTGTGGGTGATTTAAAAATTTAATTCTCATGTAATACTATAAAAGAAAGAAGATGTCTGGTGGAATCGCCCAACTCGTGGCCATCGGCCAACAAGACGCCCACATCGTCGGCAACCCCGAAATCAGCTTTTTCCGCAGCACGTTCAAACGACACATGAACTTTTCCCAATCCGTCGAACGTCAGGTCATCCAGGGCAACGTCACCGCCAATGGCATGTCCTCGGTGCGCATCGAGCGCAAGGGGGACCTCCTCTCGTACATGTATCTCCAACCCGTCAACAGCGCGGGCACCGAAGCCGACTCGAGCATCACGGACTGGACCACGGTCATCGACAAGGTTGAACTCCTCATCGGTGGTCAAGTCATCGACACCCAGGACTCCACGTTCACCTCGCTCATCGCCCCGAAGGTCTTGGCCCAAAACCTCTCCAAGTCCCGTCTCGGTGGTCTTTACGAAGGCGGCACCGCCTCTGGTTTCTACCCGCTCCGATTCTTCTTCTGTGAGTCGTGGCAAAACGCCCTCCCCTTGGTCTCCCTCTCCTACCACGACGTGGAGTTGCGCATCACGTGGGGTGGCAGTGCGGCCAACTACAAGTGGGAGTGCTACGCCAACTTTGCGTACGTCGACACCCAGGAGCGCGAGTTCTTCGCGAGCCAGCCGCAACAAATCATCATTCACCAAGTGCAAAAGGCGGTCGCCTCCGGTCAAAAGGTTCAGGAACTCAACCTGAACCACCCGGTGAAGTGTCTGGTCGCCGGGAAGGATGGCGACATGGCCATCCTCGCCGCTAACAACAAGTTGAAGCTTCAAATCAACGGCACCGACGTCGCCGACTACAAGTGGGCGCACCCGAACTTCAGCACGGTCACGAGCTACTACCACACGTCTCACGCGGACGTCGACACGCCGAAGGGTCTCTTCTTGTACCCGTTCTGCTTGGACGTCAGCAAGGCGCAGCCGACGGGTTCTTTGAACTTCTCCAGGTTGGACAGCGCGCGCATCGTGAACGACACGGCCAACTCGGACGACAACATCTACGCCATCAACTACAACATCCTCAAGTTGGAGAACGGTATGGGTGGCCTACTTTATTCTAACTAAATAGTAGTAGTAGTAATGTGGACCACTGTTATGCTCCTCGCAATCGCCTTCGTGCTCACGTACGATCCGAAATCCAGGACGCTTGAAAAAATCGTAGAATCCCCAGCCCGGCCCACCGACCGGGAGAGTCAGGACGTGTACTTCCAAAAGTTGCAGTTCGGGGAACTTAAAAATTAGAACAGTTTTTATACCAACTACAATGATTCCCATTGATAGACAAACGCTCACCCTCCTCGCCGTCATCGTGTGCATGGCCGGTCTCGTGGTCATGTTCCGCGAACTCAAGTCCGCCAAGGAAGACGTCGAAGGACTCAAAGGTTTTTCTATGAACGTGATGAAGCACATGCAACCCGCGCCGGCACCGGAACCGGCACCCGCGCCCGTGGCGGTGGCCGCCCCCGCATCGGAGCCCTCCAAAGAAAATTCCACCGATAATAGTAAGATTGCCAATGTGCAACAATGAAAAAGTACAAGGCCATAGCCGTACCAGTATCATTCGTGGACGAGAAACCTAGATTTCTCACGGTGAGGGACCGGAGGTTTAAAGATTGGATTTTCGTCACGGGTGGGTGCAGGCGGAAAGAAATCTTTAACCCCCTCCGATGTGCTCTCAGGGAATTAGAGGAGGAGACCAGAGGTGTGGTGTCCCTGAAGACGGGGGAGTACACGGATTACGTTTTCACAGTTAAAGAGAGTCCACAGGTGGACCTCGTGTATCACGTGTTCGTGTTCTTCGTGAGTTGGACCAGGGGGGAACAACAGCAGTTGTTGCGCCGGTTCAACGAGGAAAAGCAAAAGACAAACCTTAAAAAAATCAATAAACAACCCTACAAGAAGACCTACGACGAGAACGATTACATGGCGTTCGACACCCTCTCGGAGTTCAACGCCAAGAAGAACTGGGGACTCATCACCACGAACGTCGTGAAGAACCCGGAGTTTTACAGTTGCATGACTTCTTTACATAGAAAAAAGTTTTCGATAAAGTAGATGAAGTCTAAGAACTACATTTTAATGCAAATCAAAGAGTTATACACCGGGAAGTTGGGATGGTACGAGTACCAGGCCGACCGTGAACTAGAAAAACTCAAAGAAAAAACAGTCTATGAACTTCTCGTAATCAAGAAGCAGTTGGCGGAATCAAAGGATGGCCCCGACATGCGCTGTCTCCACTGGTTTAGAGATGACACGCGGTTTGATTAGTAGAGCATGTTTCGCCAATGGTGTGCCCAGGAAGGGCTCACACACTCACGCAATTTGTCGCATGTGTTGATGGACGGGGGATGTCTCAGCGTACCATTCGACAAATTGAGTGCGTTCAACGAACGCTACGTCGACGCGTGTCAGAGGGGGGAGAAGGTGTTCGTCGTCGAACAGAAGACGTCGGTGTACAACTTCTTCTGCGACATCGACTATAAAGACGTCGAACCCCTGACGTTGGAGGAGATTCAGGACGTGTGCAAAATCATATGCGACAAAGTCCGTCGCTACGGTGGGGGGCGGTGCCTGGTGAGCGTGGCCGAACCCAAACGCGTC